CAAGTATTGAATACTGCATTCAATACAAAGACAATAGGGTTTTGGAGATATTATGTTACACAAGCAGGAAGCGGTGCAACGATTATAGCAACAGGTAAATTTGAATTAGTAGATACCAATTTAAGTGATACAGATGTCATTAGATACAATGGGTATAATGGCTCATATAAAACATATACAGTATGATTAAATTCTTAAAGTTTGACCAAGTGCCATTGCCAGTTTATAAAGAAGTGAAGGGCAAGGATTGGATTTATTACGGAGAAAAAAACGATTATCCCGATTATTTATTGCGTTTATACAACAATAGTGCTAAACACAATGCTATTATCACAGGCAAAGTAGATTATATCTGCGGTAATGGATGGGAAGTTAAGTCGGAAGATGAAATGGCAAAGGCGAAAGCCTATTCTGTTGTTGATAAGGTTAATACCAAAGGGGAAAGCCTAACTGACTTGACTAAAAAAATGGCTACTGACTTATCTATATTCGGTGGTTACTACTTACAAGTTATTTGGAGCAAAGGCACAGGAGAGATTGCTGAACTATATCATTTGGATTATTACAAGGTTAGAACTAATTCTATCAACAATTCATATTTTGTGGCTGATGATTGGATTAAAAACGGACAGGTAAACCCTAGACCTAACTATTTAGAATATCCAAAGTTTGATGAAAACAATAGAAAAGGCAGTCAAATTCTATATTTCAAGGAATATAGAGCAGGTTGTAATATCTATTCGCTTCCTGACTATCGTGGTGCTATTTCTTATATAGAACTAGATATTTGTATAGGCGAATATCACTTGAATAGTATCAACAATGGAATGTTCAGTTCTAAACTTATCAACCTTAATGGTGGTAGAGTTAGTGAAGAAGAAGAAAACAGGATTGAAAAACTATTTAAAGACAAATTTAGCGGCTCAAAGAATGCGGGTAAGTTTATGTTAGCCTTCAATGATAGCAAGGAAAATGAGCCATCCATAATTGATTTAAGCGGTACTGAACTTGACAAGCACTTTGACCTATTGAACAAAAGTGTGCAACAGGAGATATTTAGCGGTCATAAGGTTACAAGTCCTATGTTATTTGGTATCAAAACAGAAGGCCAATTAGGTGGAAGGGCAGAATTGCGTGAGGCTAGTGAGTTATTTCAAAATACATATATCAATGCAAAGCAAAAAGAAATTGAGCAGGTAGTTAATTATCTATATTCTTTCAATGATATTACGGCTGAAATGCTTTTAAACAAAACTGAACCTATTTCATTCCAATTCGGTGAGGCTATCATTAGCCAAAATATGACACAGGATGAAATTAGAGAGAAGTTAAGTTTACCAATGATTGAAAAACAAGAAACTGATTCTAGTCAAAACCTAATTAATTCACTTAATTCATTGAATCCTACACTATTACAGAAAGTGCTAGAAAATATGAACCAAGATGAGTTAAGAAGTTTAGTTGGATTAACTGCAAAAGTACAAGAGGAAGCGGTTGTTACTCCTGTTACAACTGAAACTATGACAATTTCGTGTAGTCATACAAAAAATGATGATGAAATTATAGCATTATTTGAGGGGAAAGGTTTACCACAAGAAAACTTTATACAATTACAACAGGATAGAATGTTTTTTAGCGACATGGATGAGTTTAGTAGAAATCAAGATTTTGCTGAATACACATTGAACGCAGTACAGGAAAACATTGTGGCTGCTATTAAAGGCAATCCAAATGCAACAATAGAAGATATTGCAAAAAAGGCAGGGGTAAGCAAAAATGTTGTAACAGATAGGTTGAATACTTTGTTAGATGATGGGGTTATCAAAGAAAAAATTAGCAGAGATGGTACAATTACAAGGTCAGTTACTAAAATTGGCGATTCTGCTATCCGTAAATTAACTCCTATCACATCATACAAGGTGCTTTATAGTTATGAGGAAAGGCCTAATGTACCGAAGCCATTATCACAGAGCAGACCATTGTGTCAAAAACTTTATGGTGGTAAGTTATATTTCACTAGGGAAGAAATTCAAAATATTAGTGACCAACTAGGGTATTCAGTATTTCAACTTTGTGGTGGATGGTACACAAATCCAGACACAGGTAGAACAACTCCATATTGTAGGCACGAATGGAAACGAAATGTTGTAATTGAAAAAACATCACGATGAGCGCGAATATTTTAATGATTAGTGAGCAATCTTTTAAAGATTTTACGATTGCTTCAAATAATATAGACCTTAAAAATCTTACGCAAATTATCAAAATGACACAGGATAGATACATACATCCTTTGGTTGGTAGTGCGTTATACAATAAGATTTTAGATTTAATCAGCACAGGCGATATTACTTTGGTTGGTAATGCTAAATACAAAACATTACTAGATAGTTATTTGACAGACACATTGTTTAACTATGTGTTAGGGGAATTGCCAATGGCTATGCAATATAAATTCGTAAACAAAGGTGTATTAAAGAAAACAAGTGAGAATAGTGAGCAACCTACATACGCTGAATTACAAAGTATTAGCAAATATTATCAAGGTTACGCAGAATGGTATGCTGAACGAACAATTAATTATCTTACTGCGAATAGTGAAACATATCCTGAATACCTAAATCCAGGAAGTGATATAACTGCAATATGGCCAACTAGCAATCAGTATAGGGTGGCTATCAATTTAGGTAATGGTGAGTTAGAGGACACAAGACCATATAGCGAAAGGTATCAAGGCAATAGATATAAAAAACCATATTAGGATGGCATATACCAAAAATGAAAAGAAACTAAAAGATTATTTAAAAAAGAAAGATGAGTTTAAGCAACCTGATAGCAAAAATAAAAACAATACAACAAAACCATCCAATGCTAAAAACATTCGGAGAGGGTGATATCTATGACTACGTTGATAATGGCGGTGAAATAGAATATCCTGTGTTGTGGGTTGTTGCTCAACCATCAACTTATGTAACAGGCACAATGCGTTACAGATTATTGCTTGTATTTGCAGATTTATTGGCAGAAGATAAATCTAATAGGCTACAATTACAAAGTGACCAATTACAAGTTGCTATTGATGTTATATCTAAACTAAAATTAGATAATACATATAGTTTCAATGTAACTCAAAATATAAACATAGAATTTTTCCAAGAAAGGTTTGATGATTTTACGGCAGGTGTTTCTGCTAGTATTGAAATCATTGACCCTACCCCTTTAAATTTATGTCAATTCCCAACATAATAATACAACAATGACAATGTTTGAACGAGATGAAATAGGTGTGCCATCAACATTAGGTGCAATTTTATTTAATGGTATGCAATTAATGGGTGTTGAATTAGTGAATATTGTTTTCACTTGGATAATTTCAATACTATCTATTGTTTATCTAGTGTATAAGATAAAAAACGAAAAAAAAAGTTATGATAGACGCAAAAACAATGGAAAGGATAGCACTGATGCATCCTAAACTACGTGAAGAAAGCAGGGATATCTATTTTGAAATATCGGCAGCATTAACTAGCAAGACATTTTGTAGATTTAGCCATACTTTAAGAACATTTGCAGAACAGGATGCCATATACGCACAAGGCAGAACAACAAAGGGTCCAATAGTATCTATGGCAAAAGCAGGTTTGAGTCCTCATAATTACGGATTGGCTATTGATATTGTATTGATTGATGGCAAAAACGCTATTTGGGATGTTAAAAAAGATTTTGATGGGGATGGTAAAGCAGATTGGATGGAAGTTGTAACCATATTTAAGCAGTATGGTTGGACTTGGGGTGGCGATTGGAAGTTTAGAGATGCTCCACACTTTGAAAAAACATTCGGGTATAGTACTAGAAGCCTTTTGAGTATGTATAATGCAGGTAAAGTTGATAAAAATAACTATGTATTGATATGAAAATAAAAAACTACAAGGAATGGAAAACAACATTACTAGGGATGATAATTATAGTCGCTTCTATAACGAGTGTTTTTATCAAGGAAATACAATGGTCGGATGCTTCGTTTGGTATAGCAGTTGGTCTAGTTCTGGTTTTCAGTCCTGATACTATTATTACTAGCCTTAAAAAGTTTATGAAATGAAAAAATGGTGGAAAGAGTTTTGTTATTTATATGCTAAATGTCAGGAACATCAATTCATTGGTAAAATATGAGATACCTATTAATACTTTTATTGTTTGTTAGTTGTGCTTCTGAAAAGAAAATAGCAAAGATATGTGCTGAAAAATATCCTATCAAGGATAGCACTA